ATGGTTAAATAATACGCTCAAACGAAATTAAAGTAAAGAGAAAAAACAAACTGAAACGAAATTATTTTTTGAAGTTAAGAATAAACTTAATAATATATTAAATTTAAAAACAAAACCCCGGGCATGCGGACACATGACCGGGGCAGGCATAAATCACCGAACCAAGCCAGGAAAGGAGACTTACACTATGATAGATACCGCATTGAAAGTTGAAAATCAAATCGAATCTTATTTAACGCATCCTCATACCGTTGGACTATCAAGCGAAACACGCAAAGCATATAAGTGTGTGCTGCAAGGTCAACTTTTAGAGTTTTGCCAGAAGGCGCAAATTACAACGCTGAATACAGAGTTTGAAGATCAAATGGAAAATTTTGTGGCATATCTGCTTGGGCATGGCGCAAATCCGTACACTGTGCAGCATTATTTGACGGTCACAAAATTTTTCTTAAAAAAAATTGGGCACCCGGTCAGCCATACTTATAAAATCCCAAGGGATGCAAAGCGCCTGCACGACCTAAAGCACCAGCGTAGATGGTTCAGTGATCAGGATATAGCACTTTGCATGACATACCGGTTTCCGACTATGCATACTCGGAATCATTTGCTTGTCAGGTTATTGGTTGAGACTGGGGCCAGAGTGAATGAAATTGCACACATCCAGGTTGGGAATGTAAATTTAGAAAAAAGGACCATCCTTATATCATATTCAAAAACGATACCGAGGCCTGTTTTTTTTAGCCAGGAATCCGGAATCTTCATGAAGCGGTATTTTGAAAATAGGTTTCCGGATCCGTTACAGTCCGCACAAGAAAACATTTTCCCAGGTAAAAATCAGATTTACAAAATAATTGTCAGCATGTTTGACGAGCTGGGATTAAAGAGTCATGGAGATTGCCGTGGGCCACACACTTTTCGTCACTATGTGGCCACATATCTCCATTACGTTAAAAATATGAAACTGACATCTGTTGCCGCTCTCCTCGGGGATACGCCGGAAACGATCAGCAGTAACTATCTTCACCCTACGGCAGAAATGCTGCAATCAGAAGTTGAAAGAGCTTTCGGGTAGCGCTTTGCAATGTTTGTGATATGATTGTTTTATAAACAAGCAAGTTTAATACCAACACTTAAAAACTTGGTACTACAAATAGTATATACTATTTGTAGTACCAAGTTTCTTTTTTTTGTCAAAATAACACAATATATTGTTCATAAAGTTATTTTATTAATTTTTATGTGGAGATATTGTGCCGACATTGGCTGAATTAAAAGAAGAACTTGCGGAACTCAAGGCGGCCCGGTCCAGGGTATTGAACGCCCAGAGTTATGGGCACGGGAGTAGAACCCTGTCACGTGTTCCATATGCAGACCTCCAGCGCTCCATTAAAGATCTGGAACAGCGTATTGCAATGTACGATCTTAACGGATCAATTGCCGGGTCTAACCCTGTCTTCGGAGGGCACCTTGGGTAGCATAAATCAGACATGGACCCGTGGGTGGGCGGCTATGATTGGTTTGTTTGCACCGGCTACTGCCATGGCATATATGCGGCGGCGTCAAGCCCTTGCGTCCTATGCTGCAGCATCTACCAGCGGGCCAAATCAAGCGTGGCGGCCCGGCAACAAATCCGCAGATGAAATCATTAAGACAGACCATAAACTCATGCGTGGGCGTGGGAGGTCTTTGATCAGGGACTCCTCGCATGTATCAGGCGCCGTCCGTAAAATATGCAACAACGTCGTGTTCCGAGGTATCAAACCCCAGGCAAATTTAACCCTTCCGGATGGCAATCTATCAAAAAACCAGAATAATGAAGCTGAAGCAGCCCGAAGACGTTGGGCTGAAAAGGTTCGATTCCACGAAATGGAAAACCTTGTGCTTCGGCATTTATGGTCAGACGGTGAACTGTTTGTCCATTATTATTTTGACTCATCTCTCATGGACGAAGGAATTATTCCGCTTGGTATTGAGCTGCTGGAATGCGACCACCTGGATACATCAAAAAATAGCTATACCCATGGCCGCAGAATCAAACAAGGTATCCAGTATGATGCCGGAGGCCATGTTGAAGGATATTGGTTGTTTCCGGAGCATCCAGGAGACAGCGGCTGGCTTGGTATTGGTGATTCAAAGTTTTATCCTGCATCCGTTGTTGACCATATTTTTGTCAGGGAAAGGATTTCCCAAAACCGGGGCGTGTCCTGGCTGGCTTCCATTGTTATGGAAATGCGAGATTTCTATGAGTACCAAAGCGGGGAACGTATTGCCAAACGCTTGGCTGCGGCCATGGGTTTATACGTTACAACCCCATACCCTGAACAACTGGGGAATTTCAACCCGTTCACAGGGAGCGACCCGTTAACTGTTGATAGCATACCAAGGTATATGGAGCCTGGACGAATACTAACCCTGCCGCCGGGTATGACCATTGAATCCCCAAATTCTGACCGTCCCGGCCAAACCTATGAACCTTACACAAAAACCAGCCTGAGGGGAGCGTCTACAGGTGTCGGCGTGAGTTATGAGGCGTATTCTAACGATTACACAGACGCTAGTTATTCCTCTGCAAGATCCGCGTCCCTTGAGGAACGTAGGGGTTACATGGTCCAGCAGATAATTCTAAGCAGCCGGTTTCATGCGCCGGGATGGGTGCGGTTGTGGCAGATGAATTATTTATCAAAAACAGTTCCGACGGTGCCGGAAACAATACCGGTATCATGGCAGATGCCAGGATGGCCTTGGGTAGAGCCGTTGAAAGACAGTAAGGCCGCAGCACAAGATTTATCGAACGGTATCACATCCAGACATAAATTGTGCATGGAGCGTGGCGTTGATTACGACGAAATTCAGGCGGACAGGGAACGTGAGAAAAAGGACGGGTTTGACGCGACATATTAGGAAGGACAAAACGCATGAATAAAAAAAGAATAGGTCGGATCCGTGCTGAAATTAAAGCGCCGGACAAAGACCTGGACCGGCAGAAAGCCCGGCTGGCAAAATTGAGGAGCTCAAAACTTGGCAAGGCAACGGATGTAAGGGTTGCGGCAACGGGTGAAACTGTTGACGTCCATCTGTTTGACGTGATCGGATGGCCGTTTATAGAGGCACAGGATCTTTTATACCGGATACCTAAAGGTGCCACTACCATAAACGTATATCTCAACACCCCGGGCGGAGACGTGTTCGAGGGCATGGCAATTTACAACATGCTTTGCGATCACAAGGCCACTGTCAACGTAATCGTCACAGGTCTGGCAGCGTCCAGCGGTTCCTTGATCGCCATGGCCGGGGATACCATCAAGATGTCCAAAGCCTCTTTTATGATGATCCACAACCCCTGGTCTATGATGTCCGGGGATGCGGACGATTTTAGAAAAGAGGCGGACCTGCTTGACCAAATCAGCGACGTGTTTGCCACGGCTTATGCGGAAAAAACAGGACTTGAAAAAAGCCAGCTGCGGGATTTGATGAAAGAAGAGACCTGGTACACGCCTGAAGAGGCCGTGTCTGCCGGATTTGCAAACGAAATTACCGGAGAGATGCCTGCGGATGATCCATCCGCAAGGTTTGATCTGTCCGTTTTTAATAACACTCCAACATCAATAAGGCAGGGAGCAGCCCAGCCAAAAAAGGAGAATAAAATGGATCCAAAATTAAGAGCCCTTTTGGAAAGGCTTGGGCTGTCAAAGGATGCCACTGAGGATCAGGCCAAGCAATTTCTGGCAGGCATCAATTTAGACGACATCGCCGATCCTGAAGAATTGAAAACCTTGAAAAAGGCATTGGCAGATAAACCGTCGGGTGGCCATCCCGGTGCAACCCCGTCAGACCCTTCATTCAGCATGGAAGACCTTGACGCGGCTGCCAGGAAAGCCGCAGTTGAAGAACGCCACCGGGCGGCAGAAATCAAGAAAAGTTGCCGGTTGGCAGGTCTGAATGATGAATTTGCCCAGGCCCTGATTGACGGCGGAAATACAGTTGAGCAGGCCCGTGCAGACATTTTTGCGGAGATGGAAAAAAGTAACCCGCCGATGGGTTCCGGCAGTATTTCCATGGGCGAAACAGACGGCGAAAAATTTAGGGCAGCCGTGGTGGACGGCCTGTCCTTCCGCTGTAACTTCAGGGCAGAAAAACCGGCGGCGGGCCATGAAACCTTCCGTGCGGCGTCCATTGAGTTCATTGCCCGGCAGTGTCTGGAGCGCAATGGTATAAACCCGTATGCCTTTTCAACCCGCGACCAGGTTGCCCGGGAAATCCTGCGTCGGTCCGGACAGGGAGGAGGGTTTACCACGGATGATTTCACAAGCATTTTTCTGGACGTGTCCAACAAGACCCTGCATAAGGCCTACCTGGATTCACCGGCCACATGGCGGCCCATTGTAAATATTGTGGGTGCGTCTGACTTTAAAACCATATACGGCGTATCTTTGAGCGAGGCGCCGTCCCTGGACCTCATTGGCGAAAACGGAGAATATAAAGAGGGGTCCATGAGCGATAATCAGGAAAGTTACTCTGTGGCTTCCTACGGCAAAATGATCTACCTGACACGGCAGATGATCGTTAATGACGACCTTCGTGCCTTTACCCGCCTGCCACAGCTCATGGGGTCGGCTGCCAGGCGCAAAGAATCTGATTTGGTATGGGGAAAAATCACGAGCAACCCCGCCATGAAAGACGGTAAGGATCTGTTCCATGAAGATCATAACAATCTGGCGGCGAGCGGCGGTGGAGTTTCCTCAACAACGCTGAGTGCGGGCCGAGCCGCCATGCGTGTCCAGAAAGGTTCCGCTGGTGAGGCTTACCTGGATCTCATGCCTGCGTATCTTGCTCACCCGGTGGATATTGAAACGGAAGTTGAAATCCTGCTTCGCTCAGTGGCGTTGCCGGATGATAACAAGTCTTCCGGGGTATACAATCCCTGGGGCGGGAAACTGACGCCAATCTCTGACCCGCGTCTGGATGCAAATTCAAAAACAGCCTGGTATCTCATTGCAGATCCAAGCCAGATTGACACCATAGAGGTGGCCTATCTGGACGGAAACGAAATGCCTTACACCGAAGAGCAGACCCTGTTTGAACGTGATGCGGTTGGGTACAAGATTCGCCATGACATCGGCGTTGGCGCCATGGATTATCGCGGCTTTTATAAAAACCCGGGGGCATAATCCCAATTAACCCATAAGGAGAATATTATGGCTACAAATTATGTGCAGAAAGGCGATGTGATCAAACTCCCGGTGCCATCCGGGAAAACGTCTGGGGACCATGCTCTTGTGGGGAATATCCCTGTGGTCTGTTTGACTGACCGGGACAGCGACGGAAATGCGGAATGTGCCTTGGTCGGTGTGTTTGATTTGCCCGTAACCGGTGCTGACGGGTTGGGCAATTCCGCCGTGGCTGTCGGAGACATCGTTTATGACGATTCCGGAACGCTCAATATTGATGATGCAAACGGTACAGAGTTCGGAGTGGCACTGGGTGCGGTTTCGTCCGGTGCAACGGCAACTGTTAGTGTAAGGCTCAAGGGATAGTCTGCAGTGGCGGGCTTTAGAGACGATATGGCAACAGACCTGGGCGCTGTGTTTTATAACACGGACGAGTTCGCCGTTGACGGTGTTTATAATAACGGCGTACAGGATACTGATATAACCCTGATTTTAGACGCTGACGCCGATGGGTCAGGAAGCCCAGGCGCAACAGCCGAGGCGTGGGTTAAAAAAACTCAGGTGCCATCTCCGGAGTACCGTCAAACCATCACTGTAGATGGTACCACTTGGACAATTGATCAGGAAAAAGGCAGGGCTGGATATAAGCATGATGGCCTAAACTGGCATTTGCCTTTGATCCGTGAGCGGAGGAGTACGCAATGGCGTCGGTAAATACGCTGCTTGATCTGGTCACAGCCGGGCTGATGTCTGACTCAGCTCTGGCTGCATGGTCAAGTTTACATTACGACAGGCAACATGCCGTTTTTGAGAATTGCGACCCACGGAACGACCCCGGGCCTGATGATTGTCCGCTGATTGTCGTATCTGCTGATGCCAAGTCAACCGGAGAGTCAAACGCTTTAAAGCGGCATGTTGTCCAGGTGTCCTGCATCGTACATGATGATAGAACGGAAACAACCATGGATGGTGTTATCCGGTTTACTGCCAGCCGGCGGGCTGAGGAAATGCGGATATTGGCTTTGGCTGCGGCCCGGGGCGCACTCCCAAATGATATACATCTTGAGGACATTGAAACAGAGTTTATGCCCATGGACGAATACCCGCTCGTGGCCGTCGTCATGGCCTTGAGTTTAACCCAGGAAAAATTAATCGGGCACGACCCGTTTGAGTAAAGGATAAAAAAATGGCACAGCAATCGGGCGCATTTTCAAGGTTATTGCTTGGCTTTGAAACGACATTCAAGACGGCGGCAACTGCTGGCTTTGTGATGCCCATTAATTCAAGTTCAGTTAAGGGATCTCGGAACCAGAATACGGCGGCGACCATCCGGGGGAATTTAAACCCGGTCGAACCGTTTGATGGAAATACGTCGGTATCCGGACAGGTGGTTGTGCCGGTGGACTCCATCGCGTTCTGGTACTGGCTGAAAGCCCTGTTTGGCGATCCGACAACGACCGGCACAAGCCCGTATGTCCATGTGTTCAAGGCCGGGAACGAAAGGCCGTCTTTGACATTGGAACATCAGTTTCCTGACTTGGATACGGCTAAGTATTTTCAGTACACCGGATGCAAGGTCAATGGCATGTCGCTGAATGTCGGCGGAGATGGAGAGCTTACGGCGTCTTTTGATATCATTGGTGCGAAAGAAACCATTGCGGCAGCGTCTTTTGACGCATCTCCAACAGCAGTTGGATTCAGCCGGTTAAAAAATAATCAGGCAGCAATACAAGAGGGTGGATCGTCTGCCACGAACGTGACCCAGGTTGATACATCAATCAACATTAACTGCGACTCTACACAATATGTAATCGGTGGGGGCGGAGAGCTTGGGTCAATTCCTGACGGTGTTATGGCCGTATCTGGAAATTTTAACGCCTTGTTTGAAAATACGATATCGCTTGAAAAGGCAGTGAACAGCACAGAATCAAGCTTGCAAACGACGATTGCAGATGGGCCAAGCTCAATTCTGGATATCCTTATGCCGGAACTTAAATACTCACTGAACAGCCCTGGAATAGACGGTCCGCAAGGCATCGCCATTTCCCTGCCGTATTCTGCTTATTATGAGGATGCGACAGAGGAAACATCCGTACAAATCACCCTTACCAACACTGAGGAGCACGCTGTATAATGGAAACAGTTGTAATTGACAGCCATAAGATTGACGTATACCCGCTTAAAAAGGAACAGATCCGGGAATTAGAAGACTATGGATTTTCTTTTTTCTTCTGCCGGCCGCCGTTGGAAAACGCACACGGCGCCATGGATGCAGCGTTTGAACTTGCCCTGTCTGAATCTGATCGAGACTTCCTAGAAGGAAGGCCAGTAAAAGACTCTATAACGGTCTGGAAGGCTTTACTGGCAGAGACATACGGCGGAGGTGAAGACGAAAAAAACTTGAACGGCACCTCTCCTGGTGGATCGACAGAAAACGAATCGAATACTGCCGGCGCTGCGGGTGCCGAAAAACAGATATAGTGCGGTGCCGGGATTGTGAGTATGGCAGCCCGGTGCCGCTTTGGGAAATCAACCAGGGTGTCTGGCATGTATGGCAGGAAGTCCAGACGCAATGGCGGGCCGGGGCCATGGGTATCATTGGCCTTGACTATGCGGAAGTCAGGAATGCTTTTGAAGAACTTGGAATTGATTACACCCGGAGAAACAAACTTAAAATCATGCTCATGGAAAGGCTATTTTTAGAGAGTGTCAAACCAAGCGACAAATAGTGCGGCATCCTTCACTCTGAAAGGTGGTAAGAAAGTTGCAAGTTGGCTTGAGCAACAACGCGAAGCTGCGCAAAAAGCGCATAATACTGCGCTTAGAGCAGAGGGGTACCGCCTTAAAAATTTGTTGCAGAAAGAGATCCGGCAAGGTTCCCCGGGCGGCAGACCGTTTAAAAAATTATCGTATATTTCTAAATACCATTGGAAGCGGCCAAACCGCAAACCGCTTGACACCCTGGCAAAAGGTGTCCGCTATTCTGTAAATCCAAGGCCTCCATACGCCGTCGCAGTTGGCTTTGTTGGACCGATGACATGGAACGATGCTGATTTAGGCCTTGGATACGAAGGCGTCAGGGTAAATCAATATTCGCAATCAAAAGTCAGAAACGAAAGTTTAAACCCTCTTGGCCGTGGAATCTCAAGATCGAACATTTCGTCTAAGAAATGGAGATATCTTGCCAAGATACATCAAGATGGTTTTGAGCGGGAAGTGTCTGAAAGCCAAAGAAAATGGTTAATTCGGCGTGGGTCTGACTTGATAAAGCACTCTAAGTTTGATCGGGAAGATGTTTCGCAAACTCCTTTTTTTCTTAAGAAATCAACAAAATCCATGACCACGGCTGCCCGGCCCATCATTGCTCCATTCTGGCAGGCCCACCAAGCCGCGGCGCGGTCCAATATCCGTAACAACTTTAAACGTAAAATGTCCGGGGAAAGAATATGACAGACAGCCGACTTGAAATTGTTTTAGCTGCGAAAGACATCACGGGTAAGGCCTTTGATAACGTCCAGGCCAGCATAGCCGGTTTGGGTAAAAGCCTTTTTTCTGTTAACGGCATGATTGCCGGTTTTACTGGAGCTGCCGGGCTTGGCCTGGTTGCTAAACAATCCATGGATGCCGTTGCTGAAATTGACAGGCTTTCCACTATAGCCGGGGTTGGCGCTGAGGCTTTCCAAGAGCTTTCATATGCTGCTGGACAATATCAGATCACCCAGGATGCATTGACGGATGGGTTAAAAGAATTGTCTTTGCGGGGGGATGAGTTCGCTGTTACAGGTGCAGGGTCTGCGCAAGAATCCTTCGAGCGGCTTGGGTACACAGCAAAAGATGTTAACAGCCTTCTTGGTGATACGCCTGCGTTTTTGTCAGACATTATTTCAAGGATGGAGACCCTCGACAAGGCGTCACAGATTCGCATTGCAGATGAGTTGTTTGGCGGGACCGGCGGAGAGCAGTTCGTTTCCATGATCCAGGGCGGTGCAAAAGCTTTGGATGGCATGCGGCAGTCTGCCCATGATCTGGGCGTAGTCATTGACGACGATATGGTTAAACAGAGCGTTGAGGCTAAAAAGCAAGTTGAAAATCTAACCACTGTTTTGTCTGCCAACTTCACCGGTGTTGTTGCTGAAATTTCTCCGCATATAATTAATGTGTCAACCGGAACCCTTGATTGGGTAAAGGCCAATAAAGACCTGATCGGTCAGGGCGTTGATGTATTTGTCAATGAAGTAGGAGATGCTTTTGACTTTGTATCAAATGCCGTAACACGCACCACCGAGGCCGTTGACAAACTCGTTGCTACTTACAATAAGTTCCCGGATTCTCTGCTTACTCGGTTTTTTAAATCCCAGATCGCAGAAGGTCAGAGTTATGTAGATTTTTTAAATAGTGATCAAGGGCTTGGTTATGTGGATAGCTGGCTTAAGAAGGCGCAAGGTCAGCCGAAACATGCCAAATCTCTACAATCTTCATCAGCCATGCAAAGAGAGGTTAACGACCTCGTTGATGCAAATCTGGCCGGGTGGTTCAACGATGTGGATATTGCCGCAGAAAAATACATTGATATGTTCAAAGAGGGCGCACAAGTAACGCTGGACATGCGCACCCCCACCGAGCAACTCGCAGACGAAACAGAAAGATTAAATGATCTTCTTAGCGCCGGCGCAATCAACGCAGAGACGTTTGGCAGGGCCATGGCTAATGCTCAGGAAGATATAAAAGGCAGCGCTGTGGATGCTGACCTTGAAGCGTTTTTTAGTGATCTTGATATTGCCGCAGAGAAATACATTGATATGTTCAAAGAGGGCGCACAAGTAACGCTTGACATGCGCACCCCCACCGAGCAACTCGCAGACGAAACAGAAAGATTAAATGATCTTCTTAGCGCCGGCGCAATCAACGCAGAGACGTTTGGCAGGGCCATGGCTAATGCTCAGGAAGATATAAAAGGCAGCGCTGTGGATGCTGACCTTGAGGCGTTTTTCAGCGAAATTGATAGAAAGTCAGATGAATTGGCAAAGAAAACGACCACGGATTGGGATAACGCCTTCGCAGGCTGGGCCAACTCTTATTCATCAACACTAAACGATATGCTCTGGGGGTCAGAGACAACATTCGAAGGTATAGCCACATCTTTTGGCAAAATGATCACGGAAATGATTATTCAGCAGGAGTTGATAAAGCCGTTTGTGAGTGGTGCGACTGGTGATGATGGATGGATTAGCCAAGGGTTCGGCGCAATAACTAACTGGATTGCATCTGAGCACGGCAATGTTTTTGCGTCAAACCAATGTGGAATATCCGCATACTCAAATCAGATTGTATCATCTCCAACTGTTTTCCCGTTTGCCTCCGGTATCGGGCTCATGGGTGAGGCAGGTGCAGAGGCAATATTCCCATTAACCAGGATGCCAACCGGAAACCTTGGAGTAGAGGCAAAATTAAACGGTGGATCGTCTATAAACGTTGTCAATAACATAACGGTCGAATCATCCGGAAACGCAGACGATGACCAGGAGCTGGCCAGAAACATTGCAACCCAAATAGATGTGGCCGTGCGCCGGATCATTGCCGATGAAAAACGGCATGGGGGATTGATCGCGTAATGGCCGTAACGCTGGACACAGACTCAACATATAAGCTTGTAAAAGATAATTGCTCTTTTAATCCATCGTTGAGAGTTAACGAACTTCCGTTCGGAGACGGATATGATCAAGTTTCGCAGGATGGCTTAAATACAGAAATAGACGAATGGGATTTGTCTTTTAGACTCCTGCCTTTAGAAAACGCCACAACTCTATATGAAATATTACGGGCCAGCAAAGCATCAACAGCAAGTGTTTTGGCTTGGACTATGCCCGGAAGGTCTGTTGAGCAATACTGGAGGGCCAAAACAATTAAAATGGCCCCATCAACAGGAGTAAATTGGAAAGTCACCTGCACACTAAAACGGGTGAATATTTTAGGATAACATGGACGGCACGATAAAAGAAGATATTCAGTCTCCTGACGCTGGGGCATCCCCGGAAGTGAGTCTTTACACTCTGGATCTTACCGGGTTGGGTGGATCTGTGCATTACCTAACGCCTGCGCCCGATGGCGACAGTTTGGTTGTTTTTGACGGCATCACGTATGAAGCCCTTCCCATTGAAGTAAAGGGCATGAAATGGACCGGAGACGGCAAATTCCCCAGACCAACGGTGTCAATATCAAACATTTCTTTGGCGCTCCATGCGCAGGTTGTTTCAATGGGGGACATGGTGGCCGGGCTTTTTACCAGAAACCGCACTTTTAAGAAATACCTGGATGGAGAACCAGAGGCAAATTCAACGGCATTGTTCCCGCCTGACATCTACGAAATCAACCGGAAACTAAAACACAACAAGCAGTTTTTGCAGTTTGAATTAAAATCCCCTTTGGATATGGAGGGCCAGTATCTGCCACGTCGGCAGATACTCCCATTTTGTCAGCACACTTATCGGTCTTGGGATGGATCTTCATTCGATTATACGGGCGTGACATGCCCGTACACCGACATAGATTGTTATGACGATACCGGCGCAGTGGTAACGGCAGCGTCTGATAAGTGCGGGAAAACAAGATACGATTGCAGCCTTCGGTTTCCGTCAACGAATAATTCTGACAATCAACTGCCAATGAAGGATGCCGTGCCAGGCGTAGGCAGGTTTGGGAGGTCTTACAGAAAATGATTTTGAATACACACGAAATATTTCCGGCAGCCATTATAAACGCCTCAATTGCACACGCCCGGGAAACTTACCCGCTGGAGTGTTGCGGGGCGGTGATCAGCTGTGAGTATGTCAGGTTTGAGAATACATCGAACGATCCGGCAAACGAATTTGTCATTGATGATCCGGCATTTGATGCTGCATACGCAGCCGGGAACGTCGAGGCGGTTATCCATAGCCACGATGATTGCGGATATGCCTCGTATGCAGATATGGCGCAGCAGCAAGCCGTTGATGTGCCTTATGGCATAATAAATATGCGCGGTGGTGCTCCTTTCCAGATCGTGTTTTTTGGCGATTGCCTGCAAGCTGAATCGCTTTTAGGGCGCCCTTGGTTTTTCGGCGTGTGGGACTGCTGGACACTTGTTCGCGATTACTTCACAAAAGAGTTTGGCCGGACCGGTCCCAACCCTCCTAAAGAATACGGATTTTGGGAGCGGGGAGAATCCGTTTTTGAGGAATACATTGAGTCTGCCCCGATAAGAAAAATAAGAGTTTCAGACGCCATGTCCGGGGATCTACTATTTTACAGGCTGTCAAGTACGACAAAATACTTCGACCATTGCGGCATCATGCAGGACAAAAGCCTTGTCTTACACCATTTTTTAGGCCGGCAATCTGCCAGATATCCTGTATCGTTTCAGCGTCAGGCGCTCAGGGCCGCATACCGGTTTGATCCTGGGAAGGAGGGATGGAATGATTAGTCTTTATGGATCTCTGGCCAGGGCATTCCGGAAAAAATATAAAACAGACCCCAAAAATATCCCCATTTGCGCCCAGTCTGGCCGGGATGTGGTCCAGGCGTTGGATGCAAATTTCCGTGGCTTCCGGGCTATGATCAAAAGGGGCGGTCAATATAAATTCACGCGCGGTGCGGCCTTGTTAGGCGGCAAGGATGTATCTGAGCGCGAACTCGAAATTGGATTCGGAGGAGAGGATTGGCACCTGATGCCTGTTGCCGCAGGGTGCAAAAATGGTGTTTTGCAAACAATAGCAGGTGTCGTCCTTATCGTTGTTGGGGCTGTGGTCTCATATGCATCATCAGGCACATTAGCATCTATTGGCGGCGGAATGATGAATGTAGGCGCGGCAATGGCTATTGGCGGCGTAGCTCAAATGCTCTTTCAATCGCCTACGTCTGACTACTCATCCAGGGAGTCTGCGGACGAAAGGCCGTCATACTTGTTCGATGGGCCTGTTAACACATCTGGCCCGGGGGCAACTCTCCCATTGGCTTTTGGTAAAACTTGGATCGGGACCCATACGGTTTCCGCAGGGATGACGGTTGAAGATGTTTAAAGTAAGTGGCCGGGGCGGGTCGTCATCATCGTCATCAAAAACATATGTGCCCTATGAAGCAGAAAATAGCTTGCAATCCAACACGCAGGCCCGGTTGCTTGAATTTATTTGCTCCGGAAGAATC